CATCTTCAAACGAAATTTACGGAAGATCTCCAGCAATGAATGCGCTGCCAGATGTTAAGATGTTAAATACAATGTCTAAGACAACTATTAAAGCAGCTCAAAAACAAATTGATCCACCTTTGATGGTTCCTGATGACGGATTTATTTTACCAGTAAGAACTGTACCTGGTGGATTAAATTTTTACAGATCTGGAACTAGAGAAAGAATTGAACCATTAAATATAGGTTCAAACAATCCACTAGGTTTACAAATGGAAGAACAAAGAAGAAAAGCTATTAGAGAAAACTTTTTTGTTGACCAGTTAATGACTACGGGTAATCAAAACATGACAGCAACAGAGGTTATGCAAAGAACAGAAGAAAAGATGAGATTACTTGGCCCCGTGTTAGGTAGATTACAATCTGAATTATTACAGCCATTAATTACAAGATCTTTTAATTTATTATTAAAAAATAATAAACTTCCACCAATACCAGAAGAACTTGGCGATCAAGATGTAGAAATAGAATATGTATCTCCATTAGCCAAAGCTCAAAAGAGCCAGGAGCTGTCATCAGTTATGCGTGGAATAGAAATATTTGGATCTATGCAAAATATAGCTCCCGTTTTTGATTACATAGATATTGATGGTTTAGTTAATCACATCCAGGAAGTTTTAGGATTACCAGCTAAAATTATGAGATCAAAAGCAGAAGTACAACAAAAACAACAACAAAAGCAACAAGCTGAAATGGAACAAATGCAATTACAACAAGCGCAGCAAGTTGCAGAAACAGCTGGTAAAATAGCTCCAGCTTTAAAGGTAGCAAATGAATAGTAAAGATTTGAAGCAATTAGAACTTGCTTACAAACAAACTTTTAGTTCCGATACGGGTAAAGAAGTATTAGAGGATCTAAAAAAAAGATGCAGTTTTTATTCTACGTCTCACATAAAAGGCGATAGCCATGAAAGCGCATTTTTAGAAGGAACAAGATCTGTAATCTTGTTTATTAATAATATGCTCAACAAAAAACCAATGGAGGATAAATGAGTAGTGAAACAAACCAGGTAGCAACGGAACAACCAAGTACGTTGTCTGCGGAAACACCAGTAACACCAGAAACAGTAAGTACAGATTGGAAAGCCAGTTTGTCGGAAGAAATAAGAGCAGATAAATCTTTAGAAAATATTAAAGATATAGAAGGTTTAGCAAAATCTTATGTTCATGCACAAAAATTAGTTGGCTCGGATAAAATCCCAGTACCTAATAAATATGCAACAGAACAAGATTGGGATGCCGTTTACGAAAAATTAGGCAGACCCGCAGACGCTGATGGTTATAAATTTGATTTACCAGAAGATCAGCAAATAGATGCTGAAGCGTTAAAAAGTTTTTCAAGTCAAGCGCATAAGTTAGGATTACTTCCTGGCCAGGCGAATGGTATGGTAAAATTTTATAATGAAATGACAAGTGCTGCAATGCAAGAACTAGATACAAAAGCAACAGCAGCGAGAGAAGCTAGCTCTACTGAACTTAAAAAAGAGTGGGGTCAAGCATTCGATCAAAAAGTAACACAAGCTGCTAATCTTGCTAAATCAGTTGGCGCAACAGAATTGTTTAACGCTAATATGGCAGATGGAACCAAACTTGGAGATCATCCAGTTATGATAAAAGCATTTGCAGAGTTAGCAAGCAAGATGGGAGAGGATACAATCACTCAATCATCTGGGCCAGTTTTTCAAACTCCAGAGCAAATAGAAAAAGATATTGGAGAGTTGACAATGCCAGGTTCAGCGTATTGGGATAAAAATCATCCTAATCATCAAGCGGCAGTTGCAGAAGTTTTGGCTTTACGAGAAAAAAAAAATCAAGTATAGCTAAAAATATTGGGATAATCGCAAGACCCCAATTGACATTAGGAAAGACTAACATCTAAAAGATGTAAAACCTAGGTTTCGACCCGCAAGGATAATCAGCCGTTTAACATTAACATAAACCAAGAAAAAAGGAGAATAGTATGTCTATTCAAATTACTACTTCTTTTGTAGAGCAGTATAGTTCAAATGTAACTATGCTTTCTCAACAAATGGGAAGTAAATTAAGAGGTTCTGTTGATGTGGAAACTATTAATGGTAAAAACGCTTTCTTCGATCAAGTCGGAGTTACAGCTGCTCAAATAAGAACGAGCAGACATGGCGATACACCACAAATAGATACGCCTCACAGCAGAAGAAGATTGAGCTTGGCTGATTACGAGTGGGCTGATCTTGTTGACGATGTCGATAAGGTTAGAATGCTTATAGATCCAACAAGTTCTTACGCAAAAGCAGCGGCAGCAGCTATGAACAGAAGTATTGACGATGTAATTATTACAGCGATGAATGCGTCTGCATCAACTGGTGTAGCTGGTGGTACATCTACTGCATTACCTTCAACGCAAAAAACTGCAACTTCAGACCAATCAGATGGTTTGACTATTGCTAAACTTTTGTCTGCGAAGAAAATCATGGATGATAACGATGTAGATCCTTCATTGAAGAGATTTATCGTTTGCGGGCCACAACAAATATCAGATCTATTAGGAACAACTTCAGTTACAAGTGCTGACTTTAATACAGTTAGAGCTTTATCAACTGGAGAGGTTAATTCATTCCTAGGATTTGAATTTATAATGTCAACAAGACTGAACAAGGATGCAACTAATACTACTGACAGATTAGTTTTTGCTTATACTGAAGATGCTATTAAACTTGGCATGGGAAAAGATATATCTGCAAAAATCTCTGAAAGAGCTGACAAGTCTTACTCAACACAAGTGTACTATTGTATGTCACTAGGTGCTGTAAGAATGGAAGAGAAAAAAGTTGTTCAAATCCCTTGTCACGAAGCATAATAGGAGGATAGAAATATGGGAACTAAAAATACTGATCTAGTAGCAAATTTCGAAGCATCTCCTTCAGTTGCTAACAACTCTGCTGAATTACATGGCGTTTTAAGAACAGCTCATGGAACTGTGGAATTAGCATCTGGCGATAGTGACGATAACGATATTGTTATGTTAGCACCAATCCCAAGTAATGCTGCTGTACCAAGTTTATTTATTGGTTCAGACACACTTGGCGGTTCGTGTACTTTCAATGTAGGGATATACACTTCAGCTGGCGTAGTTAAAGACGAAGATGTATTCGCAAGTACAGTAGCTGATGCTGCTGCAATGGCGGATGTTCGTTTTGAAGCTGCTAATATAGATACAGCTGGAAAAAAGATGTGGGAATTAGCTGGAGACAGCTCTGATCCTGGCGGATATTACTATGTAGCGGCTACAATGGCTGCTGATGGTCAAACTGCTGGAACTATGTCTTGGAACATTTCATACGTTGTAAATTAATACAATAAAATTTTAGGCGGGGGAAGCGAGAGTGGATCCCGCCTAGAGTGCATGACGAAGAAGATCGATAAACCAAAACTTGTATTACACTTTAAGAGTGGCAATCATATTTACAGATATGTTTTAGTTGATCGATTTAAACACGACAATAAAAACCATAATGGTTTTGATACGAAGCAAGAATTAACTGAAGCAGAAATATTTGCTTTGGTTACACCAAGAAAGTTAAGACGTAAATACATAACCAAAAAGGAAGAAAATGGCAAAAGTAACAAAGACTAAACCAAAACCTAAAAATAAAAAATTAGCAGCGATGTATGGTAATAAAAATAAAATTACCAGAGGCGATATTATTACAGCAGCTAAAAAAAATAATAGGAGATCAGCATAATGGCTAAAGCAAAAGGTTTATACGCAAACATTCACGCAAAACGTAAAAGAATAGCAGCGGGTTCTGGAGAAAAAATGAGACGACCAGGAGCCAAAGGTGCGCCAACAAAAGCAAACTTTACACGTTCTGCAAAAACAGCAAAGAAAAGATAGATGGCATCAGTAATTCAAATTTGTAATTCAGCTCTTAATCAATTAGGAGCTGGATCAATTACAGCTCTTACAGAAAATTCTAAAAACGCTAGATTGTGTAATGAAAGATATGAAACAGTTAGAGACGCTGTTTATAGATCTCATCCCTGGAATTGTTTAATTAAAAGAGTTCAATTAGCGCAAGATAGTGATACTCCAGCCTGGGGTTTTAGTTTTCAATATACATTACCTTCAGATTGTTTGCGTGTATTACAAATTAAGGATTACGATGCAGATTATAAAATTGAAGGAAGAAAATTATTAATAAACATAAGCGAAGTTTATTTACTTTATTCAGCACAAATTACCGATGTCAATGAATTAGATGTTTTATTAAGAGAAACTATATCTGCGGGTTTAGCTTCAGATATTGCTTATGCTATTACTTCTAATCTACAAGTTGCAAAACTTATGACAGAAAAATATGGTTTAAAATTATCAGAAGCAAGACATACAGACGCTAGCGAAGGATATAACACAGATCCAACACTAGGAAATACAGATCAAATAATAACAGAAGATTTCTTAAACAGTAGATACTAAATATGCCTAAACAACTTTTAAGCATACCGAGCTTTACGGCTGGGGAGCTTTCATCCTCTATGGAGGGTAGAACAGACTTTGCAAAATATTTTAATGGAGCTAGTAACATTGAAAATTTTGTTGTATTGCCTCACGGGCCAGTAACTAGACGACCAGGCACATATTTTGTATCTGAAGTTAAAACATCTGCTAATTCTACAAGATTAATTCCTTTTACATTTTCTACTGAACAAACTTACGTTTTAGAATTTGGTAATCAATATATTAGATTTTTTAAAGACGATGGTCAAATAACTGAAGGCGATAAAACTATTAGTGGAATTACTGCTGCAAACCCAGCTGTTGTTACTTCTAGTTCACATGGTTATTCAAACGGAGATTTTGTTAATATTTCTGGTGTTGTAGGAATGACAGAAGTAAATGGTAAAACATTTAAAGTTGCAGACAAAACTACTAACACTTTTGAATTACAAAATGTTGATGGTACAGATATTAACTCATCTTCTTTTACAGCTTACTCATCTGGCGGTGTTGCTAACAAAATTTTTCAAATAACAACTGAATATACTACTGCACAACTATTTGATATTAAATTTGCGCAATCGGCAGACGTAATGTACCTATGCCACAATGCTCACGAAGTTATGAAACTTTCGAGAACGGGTCATACTTCTTGGAGTTTAGATGAAGTAGATTTTGGAACCAAGGGGCCATATTTAGATGCTAACACTACGACAACTACTTTAACGCCAGCATCATCTGGTACGGGAACGGGTGTAAATATAACAGCTTCTGCAATTACTGGAATAAATGGAGGTAATGGATTTCAAACAACAGACGTTGGTAGAATAATAAAATTTAATAGTGGCGAAGCAAAAATTACTGCTAGAACAAATACAACAGTTGTAGTTTGTACCATAACAGATGCGTTTGCTAACACCGATGCAACTGCTTCTTTTCAACTTGGTTCGTTTTCAGATACCACGGGTCATCCATCTTGTGTTTCTTTTTTTGAACAACGATTAGTATTTGCTGCAACATCCGATCAACCACAAACTATGTTTTTTTCTAAATCTGGAGATTACGAAAACATGACAGCTGGTACTAACGCAGATGATGCAATGATTTACACAATTGCTTCTAACCAGGTTAATGCAATTAAATCTTTAAAAGCTACAAGAACTTTAATTTGTATGACAACGGGTGGCGAATACGCAGTATCATCTGGAACATCGCAAGATGCAATTACACCATCCAATATTAATATTAGAAAACAATCTAACTATGGTTCAGCGGGTGTTGATGCTTTATCAATTGGAAACGCAACTATATTTTTACAACGTGCAAAAAGAAAAGTTAGAGAGCTTGCTTATAACTTTGATACTGATGGTTATGTTGCACCAGACTTAACAATTTTGGCGGATCATATCACAGATAGTGGAGTGGTTCAAATGGATTACCAACAAGAACCATATTCTGTTGTATGGGCTGCAAGAACAGATGGAGTATTATCTGGTTTAACTTACAATAGATTAGAGAATGTCGTAGCCTGGCACAGACACATTATAGCTGGTAAATCAGACACAACTAAAAATATTATACAACAACAAATTTCTTTTACATCTAATTCAACAATAGTTAGCACAACTAACAACACTATAACTTTATCATCACACGGATTATCTACTGGAGATCCAGTTTATTATTATGCAGCATCAAATATTATTGGTGGATTAGATAACTCTACACTTTACTATGCAATTGCAGCTGACAGTAACACAATTAAATTAGCAACCACATCTGCTAACGCTACTGCGGGAACAGCCATATCTTTAACATCTGCTCCAAGTTCAAATACCACTCAATATATTTATCAAGGTGTAAACATATCATCTAATTTTATTTATTCAGCGTCTCATGGATTTACTACTGGCGATATATTTTATTATGATAACACGGGTACATCTATTGGTGGATTATCTGAAAATGTAAAATATTATATTGAAAAAATAGATAACAACCAATTTAAACTTTATTCTAATAAAACTTTAACAACTGTTGTTGATATAACTTCAGCTCATACATCAGAACAAACTGATAATATTTTAACTCATGCTAAAGTAGAAAGTGTTGCAGTAATTGATGGCGATGAAGATGAAGATCAAGTTTGGTTAATAGTTCAGCGTTGGATTAACGGAGCTGTAAGACGTTATGTAGAATATTTTACACCATTTGATTTTAACGAAGATTTAACTGCGTTTCATTACCTGGATAGTGGATTAAGTTATGTAGGTGGAGACACAACAAGTTTAACTGGTTTAAATCATTTAGAAGGAGAAGTGGTTGATATTATTGGCGAAGGTTCAACGCAAACTTCAAAAACAGTAGCAGACGGAGCTATAACAATATCAACTGCAACTGAACAAGCTAAAGTTGGTTTACTCTATTCATCTGATTTACAGACAATGAGATTAGATGAAGGTTACACAGAAACTACACAAACTAAAACAACTCGTATTTATGATCTATCTGTTAGATTTCAAAATACAGTTGGAGCTAGTGTGGGGCCAAATGCAGCAACATTAACTGCAATAGATTTTAGAGCTAGCGGCTCTGCAATGAACTTGCCTATTCCATTATTTACGGGAGATAAATCCGTTGAGTTTGATACGGGTTACGGCACAGAAGGGTTGGTTTACATTCAACAACCACAAGCATTACCTATGAC